TTCCTACTTGGGGTGATGTTCTTAACAGAGCAAACTTAGGTATGGAAGTTATGCACGAGCGTAATGCTCATAACTTCCCTCTAGACTTGGCAACTGCTGAGACTACTGAGGTTGCACTTACTGCTCCTACTGTTGGTTGACACACAATCAATGCATGATATAATAAGAGGGTCTAGCGACCCTCTTTTTTTATGAACATTTTTGTGACCGACCCTGACCCTGTAGTATCAGCACAGTGTCTTCCTGATAAGCATGTGGTTAAGATGCCATTAGAAACATGTCAGATGCTTGCTATTGTGGGGTCTGCTCAGTGGGGTCATGGTTACGGTGAGTTACCTAAGAAAGACTGGGGTTTTTACAACACAGATAAGGGTGCGTTTCGTAATCATCCTTGCACTATCTGGGCACAAGAAAACTTTCGTTGGTTAATCAGTCATGGTCTTGCTTTGTGTGCTGAGTACACACACAGGTATAATAAGACACATGCATGTCAGTTTACTCTAGAGTATGCAGACATTATATTTCCATCCATTGAATGTCCTACTCCATTCACACGTGCTATGCCTGATGAGTTAAAGAATGATACAAGCATAGATACTATCACTGCATACAAAAAATACATTGCTAGTAAGTCATGGGTTGCATCAAACTATCTACGTGATCCATCTCGGAAACCTAGTTGGTTGACATAGGAATAAGTATCTGTTATTATAGGTGGGTTAATACCCACTTTTTTTATGCACGGAAATTTGGAACCAGAAGAGAACGTCTTTGGTAGGAACATAACATTCTATTCAACTGAGGGATGTTTCTATTGTGATCAGATGAAACTTCTTATGGAAAGAGCTAGTCTCGATTACACTGAGATTAAAGTTACGAAAGATGAATCAGATGCTTTCTTGGAAAAGTATCCTAAAGCGGTGGGATATCCGTACGTTATCATTGATGGTAAAGAGATTGGTGGTCTTGTTGAGACTGCTAAAGTTTTACTTAAGGAAGGATTGATAAGTGCCAAAGCAAAATAAGAGTCCTGAACTCTCCATAAATAAAGGCATAGAACTCATGCTTAGGAGGGAAAAACAAAACTCCATACCACCAAAAGGTATAGGTTTCAAGAAGGCGTTCTCTATTTTTCGTAGGAACTGGTATTTTAATATCGAACTACGATGGGAGAGTAATAAAATATAGTAAGGAGATGTACAATGACGGACTCAATGATCCTTTTTTTCTCAGCAACATCATCATTTTTATTTTTGTGCTTGGGGATTGTAGCAGGTTGGACAGCAAAAGATTTTGTCCACGATTATATGTGGTCTCGTGATGAGGTCTCCTACCACCCTGAAATGTATGATGATAATGGTATGATGATCAATGAAGAATTGTTATCAGTAAAATTTATTAATGAGGATGAAAAAGACGATGAAACTTCTGATGCATGAGGTACTACAGAAAGTATCTAACGCAAAAACTAAAAAAGAAAAGATCGCACTGCTGCATAAGTTTAACACTCAAGCACTGAGATCTTTATTCATTATTAATTTTGATGAATCTGTGGTAAGTATGTTACCACCAGGTGATGTACCTTACACACCTAACACAGCACCCGAAGGGACTGAACACACTATGCTAGAGAAGGAAGCAAGATTGCTTCATCATTTCTTTAAGGGTGGTTCTAATGTTAAACAAGCTAAGCGTGAGCAGATGTTTATTCAAATGCTTGAAGGTCTTAGTCAAGGTGAAGCAGAAGTTTTAATCCTTGCTAAGGATAAGAAACTTGGTAAGAGATGGAAGATTACTAAGGCATGTGTGTCTGAAGCATTCCCTGCTATTCAATGGGGTGGTAGATCTTAAAGTGCAGAAAAGTATTTTTGCTATTCCTATCTTCGAGGAGAAGATCAACCTCAAAAAAATAAAGACTGGCGTTGGTGAGTTTGCACCTACTTGGGAGAGTGGTGTGCTCACCACTTTTAATAGTGGTCTTAAGGTTTATGACAGTACATGGACCTACTTGTTGAAAGTAGTCCAACCTCTGCTAGAATCGTTACCAGATACCCCTAAGTCAATTGAGTTCATGGGTATGTGGAGGAACAAATATGATCCTCGATCCTATCAAGGATATCATATCCATCCGAATTCGCAGTGGAGTTTTATCATCTATGAAGATGTAACATCCAAGACTGCATTCATAAATCCTATTATGCCATTGGTTCAGAACCACATGGGAGATAACTCAAAGGTATTCCCGATGGACTACCGACCTAACTTAGAACCAGGATCTATGATACTTTTTCCATCATTTCTAGGACACGAAGTGTTACCTGGAAATACTGGAACAACTTTATCTGGTAACATAGTTGTTGAGTATCATTAAGTATCATTAGATACTACCATAGATAAATTAGATGCATTACTATTATGAGACTAGGAGTATTGTGTTCTGGCAACGGAACTAACTTCGAGAATATTCTAAGGTCATGTTGGGAAGATGAAGTTGTGTTGATGATACACAACAAGAAAGAGTGTGGTGCTGCTAAGAAAGCAGAGAAGTTTGGTGTTCCTCATTGTTATATTTCTCATAAGAATGAAGACCAGATCATTCAGTTAATGAAAGCATGGAGAGTAGATCTTATTGTTCTTGCTGGATATATGAGGGTGGTATCACCTGATTTTATCAAAGCATTTCCCAATAGAATAATTAATCTACACCCATCACTGCTTCCAAAATATAAAGGACTCCATGCTGTCGAACAAGCATTGGAAGCAGGTGATAAAGTCACTGGTTGTACTGTTCATTATGTTAATGAAGAGTTAGACGCAGGTGAAGTCATCCTTCAATATGAAGTACCTATTGAACCAGATGATACAGTCGAAACATTAACCCCTAAAATTCAACGTAAAGAATATGCTCTCCTTCCTGCAGCCATCCAACAAGTTAAGCAACAAATACCAGTTGCAACTCACTGATATTTGTTGTAGAATGATGTCCACTGATGGTGAGGTCTCTCTCGACGAGAGGATCTGGATGAATAAATTGTGTGACAACAACCCTAAAGCAAGAGAACTTGCAGGTGCTATGTTATGTCCAGATTTTATAGAAGACAGAGATTGTTAAAACATCCTTAAAATGTATCAGAATACACAGATACACTTGACTAAATAATTTTGTCATGTTATCATGACATTACGTTCACTCTGTTACACAGAGCGCAAGTAAGCCGACACGGAACGGATCGTTCATCCTATGTTTCACCTAGCTGTTATTGCTGCCACTCTCTCATGTGCTGATGCTTATCGCTTAGTCGATAATGTTCAGAACAATTATGAGATGAGGGAAGAGTTACGAGCTGAGATTGTTCAGGTCGTGATCGAGGAGACATATCATCTAGGTTGCTGGGACGCAAATGCCGACTGAAGGAACGGGTCTCATCCACCCTACTACTGAGGAAAAGCCAATGGCACAAGTCACTTACCGTGGTGTCAAGTACGACACTGAAGAGTATCGCAAGTTAATCCTTGACGAAGCTCAAAAGGAAAGAAACTACGAACTAATGTATCGTGGTATCAAAGTTGCTAAAAAGTTAGTAACAGCATAGTAAAATCAAAAATCAGTTTTGATTTCAATGAATCCAGGAAAATTTTTTCCTGGATTTTTTTGTTGAAAAAGTCTCTTCTTTATGCTACGATAAATATATTAAAGGAGAACCTATATGGATAAAGAAAAACTTAAATTGATTGTCAAAAACATGAAGAGTCTAGTGGACTGCTTGGAAGCTGAGGTTTATTCAGATCCTCAGTCTTATATGAAAGATTCTGATTTCCTTAAGGTAGGATTGACATCAATTGATGACGACGATGGATATCCAGACTAGTAGATGAAAGAAGAAGAACGAAAAGATACAAGGAAAACAGCAAAGAAAATTATAAAGCTTGCAAAGAAGCATCCGACGTGGTATACTGACTACGAAGTGCAGTACGCAAAACTTATAAGAAAATCACTGAAGAAAAAAAATTATGCAACAAGTGAGACTAATAACAGTGACTCCCAAAGCGGAGGAAACGATGGGTTACGTGGCGAGAGTCAGCAACCCAAACAACCAAGACAATCCAAACGTGAGTGGATTGCTAAAGTATTGCATAAAGCATGGTCACTGGTCCGTTTTCGAACAGGCACACATGACAGTGGAGATCGAGACTACCAGAGGACTGGCAGCTCAAATCCTTCGTCATAGGTCGTTCACATATCAAGAATTTTCACAACGGTATGCAGATGTCTCTCATATTAGAGAAGATATTCCATTGCCAGCATTACGCAGTCAAGATCTAAAGAACAGACAGAACTCTGTTGATGATGTTGATCCTAAAGTGGTGGAGACATTTAATATAGAGATGCGAAAGCAATTTGATGCTAGTATTGATCTCTATAAGAAGATGTTGCATGCAGGAATTGCAAAAGAATGTGCTCGGTTTGTACTACCTCTCGCTACACCGACTCGGTTATATATGACAGGTAGTGTTCGTTCATGGGTACACTACATAGATCTACGGTCTGCACATGGAACCCAGAAGGAACACATGGAGATAGCAGAGATGGTTAGATCTATCTTTGTTGAACAGTTCCCTATAGTATCTGAAGCATTGGAGTGGAAATAATATGCCAACATATCCAGTAAAAAATCTAAAAACTGGAGAGAAGAAAGAACTCTCTATGACAATGAAAGCCTACGATGAATGGAGGAAGGAGAATCCTGATTGGGATAAAGATTGGCAAGCAGGTTGTGCTGCTGATATTGCAGAGGTGGGTGACTGGCGTGATAAAATGAGCAAGACTCATCCAGGTTGGAAAGATGTTATTGGAAGAGTAGGTAAGGTCGATAAAGGTTTCGACCGTCGTGGTTATCAGTGGGGTAAGTAATATGGCAGGACGTAAACCAAAGGTTCCAGTACCTAGTGGTATGTCTAAGCGACAGATGAGACGTAGGAAACCTATTGATTCATCTTACATGACAGACATCCAACCCCTTACTGAGAATCAACAGGGGTTCTTTAAAGAATGGAGTGAAGATAAAAACATCTTTGCTTATGGTGCAGCAGGTACAGGTAAAACATTCATTGCATTGTACCTTGCACTTAAGGATGTACTAAGTGACTTCACACCATTTGATAAAGTTTATATTGTTAGGTCTCTTGTAGCAACAAGAGAGATTGGTTTCTTACCAGGAGATCATGAAGACAAGTCTCTTCTTTATCAGATACCATATAAGAATATGGTTCAGTCGATGTTTGAAATGCCTGATGATGCATCATTCGAGATGCTTTATGAGAATCTTAAACATCAAGAGACCATATCATTTTGGTCTACATCTTTCCTACGTGGTACAACATTAGATAATTCTATTATCATAGTGGATGAGTGCCAGAACCTTAACTTCCACGAGTTAGATTCTATTATGACTCGTGTTGGTCAAGACTCTAAGATTATGTTCTGTGGTGATGTAAATCAGACAGACTTAACTAGAGACAAAGAAAGGAATGGTATCATAGACTTCCAACGTATCCTTGAGAACATGGAAGAGTTTTCTATGATAGAATTCGGAGTGAATGATATCGTTCGTTCTGGATTAATCAAGTCCTATCTCATTAGTAAAATGTCATTAGGATTATGATTTTTAACCACAGGGATGGCATTAGTCCCATCCATATGGAAGCTAAGATGATAGATGGTAGGAGGTTATACTCCACTCCCTATGGGAGGAACTATCCTTCTATCACTACAGTCATTAGCAACAACGCTGCTAAGAAAGCAGGCATTGCTAAGTGGAGAGCAAAGATAGGTAACGCTAAAGCAGATGCTATCTGTAAGCGTTCAACTACTAGAGGTACTACGTATCATTCTATTGTTGAAGACTACTTTAATAATAGATTAGATATAGATTCATACAAAGAATCTCCACTACCTGTGGTTATGTTTCAGCATAGTAAGCATGTACTAGATAGAATAAATAATATATTCTTACAAGAAGCAGCATTATACTCAGATCATTTAGAAATAGCTGGTCGTGTAGATTGTATCGCTGATTTTGATGGAGTACTATCTATCATAGACTTTAAAACTGCTGCTGAACCAAAGAGAGAACAATATCTTTACGATTATTATGTCCAAGAGACAGCATATGCTTGCTGTTTACAGGAGATTTATGGTATAACTGTTAAACAACTCGTGACTATTGTTGCATGTGAAAACGGTGAGACCCAAGTCAAGGTGCTTCCACCGAAGAAGGAGTTTCTCTTAAAACTAATACAATACCGAAGCGAGTACCAAGACAAGTATGGATAAATCAAAATTACTAGAGGATAAATTTATGACACCTGCAAAATTTTCGCAGGAAGTTGAGAAGATTGCTGTCCACAATGTAGATATGAACTACATTGATGCAGTTCTACATTTCTGTGAAGTGAATGAAATTGAAGTAGAATCCGTACCGAAACTACTGTCCAAACCATTGAAAGAAAAGATTAAATATGAAGCACAGAAGTTAAACTTTATCAAGAAAACATCAAGAGCAAAATTACTTTTAGTCTAATGGGTAAATTCTTTCAGTCCGAACTAGTACGTGGTACGATCCAAGAGATGACAGTTCTCCAAGAGTTCTGTTTCAAATCTGCTATGAACCTTCCACTCTTGAAGAAGGAACAACAACTAGAATATTTCGATGCACTAACTCAGTTGATAGAAAAACAGAAGATCTTTTATACCCGTGTTAGATTGTCTGATGATCCAGATGCAGAGTCTATCAAAGAGAACATGAAGCAAGCAGCACTGTTGCTTGGTGGAGATCCAAACATGAATGTTATAGACATGTTTGACGATCTATTAAAGAAAGTAACATCTTACAGAAACCATGTTGAAAAGCTTGACAAAGGTTCCTGACCGTGCTATAAATATAAATGTCGGGTTAGCTACCTGACACGGGAGTGACTGAATTAAACTTGCTGGCAATGGTCTAGTTAAGGTGATGAGTCAGAGGTGGTGCTCGCTGT